CCCGCCGCAAAGCGGCGGTTCCCTTGACTGCCCGCAACCAGCGGACAGCCACGGGAGCCGAAAGGTTCTCAAATCAAGCAAGGGCACATGCCCGGAAAGGACGAACACGATGGCCAAAACACAAATGGGATGCTTTATTCAGAAGCTGACGACGGAGTACTACAATCAGTACGACTACCTCTACACGCACGATGACGTCCCCGGATACGAGGAAGCCGTGCGGGAGTTTGATGAGACAATCGGCGGCAAGCCCCCGCAGAAGCTCGTCACCATTTTTGCCCTTTTCTGCCGCCACATTAACGACTGCATCATCTCCGACCGCGAAGCCGCAGCTTTCATCCTCGCGCTGCGGGCATTGCGCGACGAAATCCCCGCCTGATGATGGCTGAGTGGTTCTCAGCCGAAACCGGCGACGCAGCCGGTCGCGGGAAACCGCAAAGTTTCCAAATCAAGAAGGGCGCACGCCCGGAAAGGAAAGAAACACGATGACACACGAACAGGTTGACGAAAAAGTCCGCGCGTCGTTGGCACCTCAGACGATGGAGCAGCTCCTGCACAGTTGGGAGCTGACAGAAGCGATGCCGCTGACGCAGGCGGTAGCGACGACCCGCGGCTGGCTCATGGAGGAATTCGAGCGCCGCGACCCGGCCGCCTTCGACCGCTGGATGGATAATGACTACGCCCAGCACCCGGAGAAGGACACCCCGCGCGCTTGGTTCTCCGCCTGAGGTTTCCAAATCAAGCAAGGGCACATGCCCGGAAAGGACAGGAACATGAACGAATTCAGCATCACGAAAAATGGCTACCGCTTCGAGCGGGATACCACGATGGAGGACCTCGCGATGAACGTAAACCCCTGCTACGGGTTGGTTTGCAAATACGGCGACCACGTCCTAATGGCAGACTGTGACCGGACAGGTCGCTTCGTCGCGGCCATCTACGAGTTTGTCGAAACGCCGGAGGAAATCGGCGCAAGCGAAATCGAATGCCGCCTGAATTTCTGCGCGGCATCGGTGGACACCTTCGCGGACGGTGGTCACGCGATGGCATGGGCAATCCAGCGGGTCAACGCGAAGGACTTCTGAGTTTTCAAATCGCCGGGACGCACGCCCGGCGGTTCCCACGACCGCCTCCACAGGGGACGGTCACGGGAGCCGATAGGTTCTCAAATCAAGCGCCGGGAGCACCGGCGGAACGGAGGAACAAAAGTGAAGTCGCAGACATTCGGCATCGAAATCGAGATGACCAGAATCTCCCGCGCAAGAGCGGCGGAGGTCATCGCCCGGCATTTCGGCACGACGGTGCGCCACACAGCGTCCGCGGACGGCTACGACTGCCGCCGCATCGCGGACGGAACCGGCCGCGACTGGAAGGTCGTCAGTGACTGCTCCATCGCGGACATCAGCACAAACCAGACGGAGGTCGTCAGCCCCATCTGTCGCTGGGAGGACATCCCGACGGTGCAGCAGCTCGTCCGGGAGCTTCGCGCAGCGGGCGCACGGGCACACAGCTCCTGCGGCATTCACATCCACATCGGGGTGGGCAACCACACGGCGCGAACGCTCCGAAATTTGGTAAACATCGTCAACTCGAAAGAGAACCTGCTGACGATGGCGCTGGAAATTGACCCGCGCCGCCGTTCGCGTTACTGCAAGCCAGTCGAACAGGAGTTCCTAAATCTGCTGAACGCCATCAAGCCGGACACGCTGCCGGGGTTCGCGAGGGTCTGGTACGACGCAGGCGACTGGCAGAGCCGCGCGCGGCAGCACTACGACCGCACTCGCTACCACCTTCTGAATCTGCACAGTGTGTTTCAGAAGGGCACGATTGAATTCCGCGCCTTTAACAGCACGATGCACGCCGGAGAAATCAAGGCATACATCCAGCTGTGCATGGCCATCAGCCACGCGGCGCTGACGGCACGGAGCGCAAGCGCCACGCCCACGGAGACGGACAACCCCGCGTACACCTTCCGCTGCTGGCTTCTCCGGCTGGGGATGAACGGCGACGAATTCAAGACAGCGCGGCTCCACCTGCTCAAGCACCTGCCCGGCAACGCCGCATGGCGGCACGGCAGCGCAACGGTGCGGCGGCAGGCCGTAGGATAACCCGCCTGACGATGACCTTCCGGCAGAGGTCGAAACCGGCAGGGCCGGTCGCGGGAGCCGATAGGTTTCCAAATCAAGAGGGGCTTGGTTCACCGCCTGATGGTTTCAAATCAAGCAGCGGGTATCGCCCCGCAGAACGGAGGAACGCAATGGCACGACGCTACACCATCCGCATCAGCGGCACGTCCGGCGAACGGTTCTATGCCGACGCCAGCCGCGACGCGGTCGCGCATGGCTGGTCGCACGGGCGAAAAGAACCGGGCGAAACGGTGGAGGTTTACTCGGCGGGGCGGCTGGTCAGCCGCGTCCGCTGGGACGCGAAAAAATACCGCTACATGCGGGAAACGATTTCAAATCAAGAAACGGAGGAATGAGCCAGTGAAAACCATGCACAAGGTAACCATCACGAAGTGTGCTTTTCCGCTCGACCGCGAAGGGACCATTAACTACGTCGCGCAGCTCTGGACGAGCGTGGACGGCGGGCAGAACTACTACCACTGCGGCCACGGCAAATACTGCCGCACGGAGCAGGAAGCGCAGGAGTATGCCGCAAGCGTCACGGAGACGGAGGAAGCCTGACCCGCCTGACGAGAGCTGGGAGCGGACTCAGCCGAAACCGGCAGGGCAGCCGGTCGCGGGACACCGCATAGTTTCCAAATCAAGGGAGGGGCACAAAAATGACATTTTCACAGGAATATGTAATTCCGGGCACCAAAGGCGTCAAAATCGAGTTCGAGGGGCGCACGTACACGACCGTCGAGGACATCCGCTACGAAATCTGTGAGGAATATAATACTTATTCGCCGCGAATGCTGTGCCGCTATGTGCGCTCAATTGAAGCGCAATGCACGACGGACGATCCGAAAATCATGTGGGGGCAGGACGACGATAGTGCCGACTGGTTCCCTCCAACCGCGTGTTGGTTCTCATTTTATGATATGGACGAATTCGACGCATGGCTTGAAAAGCGCGACTGGTCAGACGAATTCGACGGCGTGTCCGTATGCGACTGGGACTAATACTCACAGCTGGGCTGCGAGAATTTCCGTGCTTCACCGCAAGCAGCTTCGCACACGCCGGGCAAATGTCCGCCGACGAGGGCGCGTTGCCCTTCGACCAGCCCGCCGGGGCGGTGTAAAACACATCGTTGTATTGTCCGGGGGTTTCTTGCGCAACCTCCACGTGCCCGCAAATATCACAGATGCAGACCTCTCGTTGCTGAATCATGCTCTTTTACCTCCATCAATAGCGCTGTGGAAATTTGAATTCTTTTACGGCGACACGCTCCGCCACTGCATCCGCTTCCAGACAGGACAGCGCTGTGTTCAGCGCATCCGTGACCGTCTGCTCCGGGAAGATGAGCGCGGTGGGATTGCGGGTGAGGTAGCTGAGAATCGCCAGATACTTCTCATTCGCGCCGTCGCTGCGCCCGCGGCGCTTCATGGAGCAGAAGCCCATCGCCAGCGCAGAGGTTTGAAGCGGTGTCCGCCCATTGTGGGTTGGCGGCTTCTGGATAAGCTCCCGCATCAGCTGCACCGCATCCCGCGCGCACAGCTGGGTGTACTTGCTCATGTCGATGTCAATCACGATTTCCCCTCCTTCTGAATGTACTCCCGCACCGCGTGCAGGAGATTCTCGATGCAGGAGGTGCAGAAGCACCTCCCGTCGGAATTGAATGGCAGCAGGGGACACTGTGCGCAGTCCCCGGTAAACCTGTGCCCCTCGGCACAGAACGACACAGCGGCGAGAAGCTGTTCCCGCGTCACGTCCGCCATACATGCCTCCTAATCTTTGTTGACCCAGAGACACGCGATACAGACTATCGCGGCCAGCAGCATCAGCAACAAAATTACACTCATCTCTTGTCCTGCTCCTTCTTGTCCACCATCTCTACCGGGTCAAACGGATCGTCGAACGTCAGCCGCAGCCCGATCTTCTCGTAAACCTCGTCGATTGCGCCGCGGACGGTCAGCTGGCCGTTCGGCGACATCTCCCTGTCGATGTCGGTCAGCACGTCGTAGCAGCGCTTCTGCCCATACCCGTAGCGGCGATTCAGTACCAAGCAGACTGCCGCGAAGGTCATCTTAATCGTGTGGGCCTGCGCCTCCTTGAAGCCCAGACGGTAACCCTTGTCAAAGGCAAGGTCGCGGGCTTCGTCCTTCGAGAGCGCGCTGTTTTTCTGTCGGTGCGGCTGCCCTCTCACGAATGCCACCCCCTCTGCGGCGGCGTTTCCTGCGTCTTATCCCATAGCGCCACAAGCTCCCGGTGCTGCTCGCAGGAGCAGAGATTCTCGTTGTAGGGGGAGTTCCTCCACCCGGAGGGCAGGAGCCAGCCGACGCCGTTCCCGCCCCATTCGGCAAATTTCACCGCGCCGCAGATGTCGCACTGCACAGCGGGACGATTGATGATGCTCATTCTGTTGTTTCCTTTCTTGCCCTTCTTTGTCGGGTCATACGGGCGGCGGCAGGTCGCTTCTGCCCGTTTGCGCAGCTCGCGGATTGTGGCTTCCGGGTCGAGTTCACCCATGCCGAACAGCTTGAACCGCGGGGAACGGATGAAGCGCTCCAGCGCGTCCACTTCCTGCTGCGCGGTTTTGTTCCCCGGCGATTCCAGCAGGGCACGATACCAAGTGCGGTAGTCCCGCCCCGCCTGCTCCAGCACAGCCTCGCATAGTCGGAGACAGCCTTCCATGCTCAACGCATCGCTCATTTGAAATGCGCCCCCGTCTGCTTGTCCACCAAGTGCAGCCGCCCCGACAGCCTGAAGCCAGCCATATCAATCAGCACCAGCACCGCGTGGCACAGCCGCGCCACATCGTGCTGCCGGTCGGCAGCCTCCATCGCGTCCATGCGCTGGAATTCCTCGTGCATCATGGCGCGAAAATCTTCCTCAAAGTTCTGTTCGCTCGGTTTCTTCATTGATTAGTCCTCCTTAAAAGGGAACGTCGTCGTTCGGCACGGACGTGAAATCCATCAGCGTCTGGGGATTCTGCCCGACCTTTTCAACCGTCAGCACCCGGCTGCGGTTCTTGCCGATGCGCCGCATACTGATGCGGACGCTGTTCTTTTGGAGAAGCGGTTCGGTGAAGCGCTGCAATTCCTTCCCGAATTCGTTAGACCTCATCATGGCGATGGGAACCTCGGAAACCTCGCACGCTTCTGCCTGAAGCTCTCCAACGGTACCCTGCCATTGACCGTGCTTCTCGGCCACCGCAATCACCCCGCGCACGACGGCGGAATTGCGGTACGCCTGCTCATCCTGATAGCTGGCGCTGTCGCAGGATACCAGCTCCCACGCGCCGCCGTTGAAGCGAACCACGAAGTCCTGCGCTTCAAAATCGCGGCTGCTGGTTTTCAGGATGCTGGTTTCTTCGCCGCGCTTGCCCGCCAGCGCCATCACCGCGTCGCACACGCCGGTCAGACCCATCGAGCCGCTGATGCGTTCAAAATAGTCGTCGTTATTGCCGGTGTCCTTGCGCAGGTGGTGAACCACGACCACGGACAGCTTGTTTTCCATCGCGAACGCCTGAAGATCGCCGAAGATGCGCGTGTCGCTCTCGTAGGCGTTCTCGCCCTTGCGGGAACCACTCTTCACGCGCCCCAGCGTGTCGATGATTATCATGGATGGATGCTGCACCTGCGAAGCCCACGACTTCAGCTGCTCCATCAGCCCCGCGTCAAGGCGCTCCGATTTGTGCGCGAAGTACAGGTTCTCCGGCGCGGGCCCGACGATGAGCTTGCTCAGGCGGTCTTGTACGCGGTAGGCTTTGGATTCGAGGTCGAGGTACAACACCGCGCCTTTCGACGTCGCCATTCCCAGAAACGGCTCGCCGGACGCGATGCAGAGCGCCATCTTCAGCGCCATCCAGCTCTTGCCGCGCTTCGGTGCGCCCGCCAGCACCGTCAGTCCCGCCGGGATCAGGTTGTTAATGATGATGGGCGGACGCTCAATGGTGCGCCCGTACAGGCTCGCCGCCGAGTAAAATTCCAGCTTCGGCGGTTCCGGCGGGGGCGGCGTGGACGCTGGCAGCGCCTGCGGCAGGGGCACCGCCTGACGCGCACGGACTTCCGGCGGAGGTCTGCGCCCCTGTTCCGCCAGCGCCGCTATCGCCGGGTCTTCCGCCATCAGCGCCTCCAGCGCTTGGCGCTCTTCGTCTCTCACATTGTTTCTCCTCCCGATATTCCAGCGCCAAGTCCGCAAGCGTGGCCGACCACAGCCAGTCAAGACGCTCGTTCGCGGCCGTCCGCGCTTGCAGGGCGGTTATAAACTCCTTGCTGTCCCACGCGCTCTCCGGGCGCGCGCTGTACTTGGCCAGAATCACATTCGCCCGATGCACCGCGCTGCACAGCCGCGACCATTCCACGCTCCGCCGGGCTTCCAGCGCCCGTTCGAGGTCGAAGGCTGTGGGCTTTCGCTCCTTCGGCGGCGTCCAGTGGTCATCTACCCGGATGTCGAAGTCCTCCGCGAGCCGCAGCGCCGCGTCCTTCGCGTCCATCCCGAACATTTCCTGATACAGGCGCACCGCGTCGCCGCCCTTGTGGCAGCCGAAGCAGTACCATGTACCATCACCGTAGATGCACAGCGACGCGGTTTTCTCGCCGTGCAGCGGACAGCACGCCCAGTGCTTGGAACCGTTCTTTTTCAGCTTCAGTCCCAGCCGCTCCGCCGCTTCCAGCGCCGTAATCTGCCGGACTTGCGCAAATACGCTCAACGTACATCACTCCCGGTGCAGCTTGCTCCGCAGGGTTCGCACCGTGCGGAGCAAGCGCTTTTGTTACGGTCATGTAACCATACAAAACCCGCTTCCTCAAGATAGAAAATGCGTGTCCTTCCTATCCAGCGGATTCCCAGCCCGGAAATTCAACCGTCACGCAAGCGGCGCGAAATCGTCCTGCGACGCATCCTGTTCGGCGAAAGCAGCCTGCACCTCGGCGGCGGCATCTGCGTCTACCACGGTTGCGGCCGGATTCACGGCTTCCTGCTGTACGTCGGCGGGTGCGTCGTCGGCGGTTACGCCCACGCGCTGGGCGGAGCTGTTCAAGGCGTCGGAATAGGCGCGCATGGCCGCGGCTTCTACGCCGTCCAGCACGCCCACCGCCTCGAAGATTGGGGTGGAGTAGGACACGCCGTCCTTGTTGGCCGCGCTCTTCAGGCTGATGCGCGTCATGACGTTGGCCATCTTCTTGCGGCCCAGCATAACCTTCGTGCGATAGCTGTCGTAGGCGGACAGGGCGGTGGGCGGCAGGGTCAGCACCATGGGGAAGATGTCTCCGCGGCGCATGATGTACAGGCGGCGCATGTTCTTGCACGCCTTCCCGCGTCCCTCGCCGCCCTTGGCAGAGCCGAAAGCGTTATAGGGGCAGCTCGCGCATTCCACGCGCTCGCCGGTCTCCGTCACCGTGCCGTACACGCCATCGACGGACGAGCAGTCCGGCATCTTGCTGTCGCCGCTGCCGAAGGGCTTGCTCCACAGGCCGTTGGACTTGTGGGAGAGCATAATCACGCCCTCCACGGTCTGGGCGGGCGTGGCTTCCTCTTCGCCCGGCTCAAAAACCTGAAAGATGTTCACGCCGCCTGCGGCGATTTTGATGCGGCCATAGGGGACGCGATCCATGTCGGACAGCTCCTCACGGATGGCGGCGAGGTCTTCCGCGCTGGGGACGATGGGCAGCAGATTGCTGTGGTCGATGACCGCCAGCTGATTCATTTTCGTAGCCATTGATTACTCCTCCTCGTTATCGGGGTCGTCGTTGTCGTTGTGCGCAAGGGATTCCAGAGGGGTGACGGCGGCGCTCTGTCCTTCGTACATGGACAGCTGCGTCACGACGTTTTGCATGGCGGCGGCCATCCTGAGCGCGGCGTCCGCCACCTGAACGGATGCGGAATACACGCGGTCGCAGGTGCCGACAAAGGTGTCGCGTTCGCCCTCGGACATGGCTTCCAGCGCATCGGCGACGGCCTTCTTCGCGCCGGTGGTGCTGGATGCGACGGACAGGAAGCGCTCGGCCATGATGCCGTAGCCCTCCTGCGGGGTGCGCACGGCAGGAAGCTCGTCGTTCATGCGCGCCTCGTTGAAAAGAGAATCCACGAAGGACAGAACCTTGTTATCCGCAAACATGTGCCTCATCCTTTCTCACTTTGCAACCTTGCGGTCGGTGATGGTGGTCTTTTCGTACACGCTGACGGGCAGGATACCGTACTCCGGCGGCAGGCAGCCCTCCGCGTCGGCGGCTTCCTCCAGCGCCTTGGTCAGCGTGCGGTCGTCCACCTTCTCTACGATCAGGTCGCCCAGCCCCAGCGCGCGCAGGGCGGCGAACGCCTCGTCGCGCTGATCCTTGCGGATGGAGTAGAAGGGCTTCACCTTGATTCCATAGCGCCGACCGGCGACATCCACGGTGAAGCCGGACGGGTCGTCCAGACCGGCGGCGTCCGCCAAGTCAAGCATGGACGCGATGATTTCCTTCTCCGCCTGCTCAATCTGGGCATTGCAGGACTTCAGGTTCTCGGCAATCTCGTTTTTCAGTTCCTTCAGCTGCGCCAGCGCGCCGATGCGCTCGGTCAGGGTGCTCATGGGGGTCATTTCGGACATGTGTCTCATCCTTTCCTATTTATAAGCGGTGACAGAATGGCGGCGGTTCACGCGGTAGGCGACCGCGCCCGACAATGGTAAATCACGGGATGCGCTCTCCTTTCAGCTCACGCTCGATGTCCGTGTAGCAGGCAACGAGCAGGTCATTGCAGAATGCGTCGTTCTCAAAATGCTGGCTGATGGCGCTCATTTCTTTACAGCAGGCTTCCCACCACTCAACGGTGTTCTGCGGGTGCTGGTATTTCTGACGGAAAACGAACACCACGCGGAAAATCTCACGGGTGCGCGGAGCCATGGGCGGGAGCTTGGGCATCTGGGTCTGCATGGCTTCATTCCTCCTCGTCCTCTTCGACAATCCTGCGCCACTGACGCAGCATCTGTTCCTCCCGGTCGCGAGGGGCGGACAGGAACTCGGTCATGTAGAGCTTGCCCTCGCTGTCGGGCGAGACGTCGAGCACCGCGCTGTAGGGAACGCCCGCCTGATTCACGAACCGCGTCAGCACCCAGTCGGGCGTTTTGGAGCGGTCCGACAGGCGATACCATACGCGGAGAGCCTTGATGTGTCTGTCCCCCTGAAAAGTGTGGTACTCCTTCGCAAGCCGCGACACCCAGCGTGGGATTGTGCCGGAAATCACAAGCCGCTCCTTCATGGTTCCACCTCCGGGATTTCCGGCAGTTGCACCCAGTAGCGCGCCGAACCGTCGCGCCAGAAGTTGCTGCGCGGGTCATACCGCTCGTGCGTGATGTAATACTTGTCGGGCGAAAACTCGTAGCGACACAGCGCCACGACCAGCGCGCCTTTCTCCGGCAGCCGGTCGGAGACGGGAATCCACTCATTACTCTTCATCGTCAGATACCTCCGAGGTTTTCCAGCGCTTCCAGCCCCAGAAGAAGCAGGATGGACAGGGCGCTGTTCATTGCAGCTCCGATAATAAAGGCCAGCGTTCCGCAGCGGTGCTCGCCCTTCGCAAGCACCAGCCCGGCAACAAATAGCCCGGTAAACGTCCCAAGCAGTACAGCTCTGGGCAGCGTGACCATTTCCATCAGCTTTTCACCTCAAATCAACGGGCGTCGGCTTCCGCAGCCAGAAGCGTCCTTCCACATCATCAGGGATGTCGTACAAATCTCCTTCGTAGTTATACTTCCCATCTTCGACCCAGACCGGGTAGTCATAGCTACTGTGAGGCCACTTATGGTCTCCTTCATACCAAGCGTAACCGATATACGTTTGCAATTCTTCCAGCGTCAGCACATGATTCGGCTCTTGCCAGCGTGCCATGGCTGCTTTGTAAGCACCGGCTTTCGTATGATTCGCAGGGCTGTGGATGCCACACGACGGCGTACTGCATTGATACCAGTACATTCTCTCCTCGTCCGTGAACAGTCCGAACAGCACGTCCTCGTTGTCCTCCAAGCGCATCTCCGCGCCACAGTACGGACAGCGCGGAGCTTTCTTGTTATCAGGCATTGTTATTCCTCCCTTTTTGAAATCGCGTTGCCCAGTTGCCCGCCTCGTACAGTTCACAGTGTACTTTGTCCGGTCTACGTATTTTGCATTGCGGCTCATGTTTTTGAGAGCTACGCTCAACCATGCAGCAATAGCCGTTGCCATCTATGTTTAACTTCATATCACGGTCAAGCCACTTGCAACCGTGGCAGTTGTTTTCACATTTTGTCATCATCTTTCCTCTTCCAAGAATGTCATCTGCCCGTCAATCGGCTTTTCCTGCTGTTTCGTGCTGGTAAGCCGCTTGATGAGCGGCACATGGTCTGCCTCAAGCGGCTTCCCATACAGCCCGCAAGCTGCCCACTTTTTCGTCCAGTCAGTCGCCGCCGAACTGCTCGTGCCGTATGCCGCGCACTTGTACCACGTTTTGTTTGCCGTGTAAACACAGAGATTCGTACAATCTGCACATTTGTGCGCACAGTCTGTCCCGTACTCGCGGTGCATGGCGTCGATTTTTCGGTTGGCCATCAGCATTCCTCCCACGGCGTGTTTTTCCGCTCTTCATCCGTGGGCTTGCGCAGCCAGCACCGCCACGTCTCGCCGTAGGTGTAATCGGCGTACCATGCGCGGCTGCCGTCGAAATACATGCGGTGACTTCCATGTTCCCAGCGCGTTACCTTCCGCGCACAGACGCACGGCTCGTCGTCTCCGTTGTTATCTTCAATCCATACGAGCGTTCCTGCGCTTACCGCAAGCTCTGCAAGGGTTATCACTCTATTTCCGTTGTCGTTCATCTTCGTCCTCCCACGGCGTTCTCGCCAAATCAACGAACGTAGGCTTGCGCAGCCAGCACCGAAATTCTTTGCCGTACTCATTCACCCCGTAGGAGTTGGGGCATTCTTCGCCGAACACGAAAAGGTCGATTGCTTTCGTGGGTTTCCCATCAGAATCGACGCCCCAATCCCGCAAAGCAAGCCGCCGGACTTCAATGGCGTTTATTCTGCGTTCTTCCGTCCAGCAAACCCCCTTTGCATAGGCTTCTGCCAGCGTCAGAACATAATTGGGCGTTTCTTTCCGGTGCATAGCCCGAAGGTACGCGCCCTTTTCGGTAGACGCGGCCGGAGACGAAGACATGCAATTGCCACACTCATACCAGTAAATAGTCATGTGCTTCAGTTTCTTAATGGCAATGGACATTCCTATGCCGCAATACGGGCAGCATGGGGCGTGCAGGTCATCAAGCATCGTCATTCCGTCCTTTCCCAAACTTTCTCTCGGTTCCATTTCCAGATCGCGCCCCACTTTGTCAGGGCTTTCTTGCCGCAGCAGTGGCAAGAGGCGCACTCGATTTGATAACGCAAGGGCGTGGACGGGATAATCGTGCGCCACGTTTTCAGTTTGGCCTCGCCGCACAGTGGGCAGGGCTTCGGGTTAAGCATCGTTCGCGCCTCCTCTCGGCGGCTTCGGGAGCCGCATCCAATGCGTCACATGGCGCGTGATGTCACGTTCGTCCGCTTCAGGGCATTCGCCGTTTCCGTCATACCGCGCTATGGCGATAGTTTTCAGCGTTCCCAGCCATACAAGAACGTCCGTGTCCTTTGGAGGCAGCGCGTCTTTCGCGGATACCCAGTCGTTCACGGCGAACAGCATCAGTGCGGCTTCTGTCAGCACATTCGCGTCGAACGTGAAGATGCTGTTCGGGTCGTAGTTGGCCAGCGTGTCTTTGTCCCGTGCTTGTTCAAGCAGGGCTGTAATGATTTCGGCCCTTTTCATCGTTCTCACTCCTCCAAAAGCCATCGCCAGTTATCCGTGACGGTTTTCGCGATGTCGATTTTGTGCTCCAGCGCGTTCATGACCTTCTCGTCAATGGTCTTTGGCACGACCAGATGAATGTAAGTACAGGTGTTCCGCTGCCCGACGCGGTGGATTCTATCCTGCGACTGGGCGTACTTCGCCGCGTTGAACGACACGCTGTAGTAGATAATCGTGTCCGCCGCAGTGAGCGTCACGCCTTCGGCACAGCTATCCAGCTGGGCGACGAACACGCGAGTGTCGGGGTCGGTCTGGAACTGCTCGACGATGGGACCGCGCTTGCTGATGGGAACGTCCCCGGCAATGCGGACGTACTGGTACTTGCTTCCGAGCACCTTCTGAACGGTTTCGCAGATGCCCTCCAGCTCGGCGAGGAATCGCGCAAAGATAACCAGCTTCTTTCCTTCGTCCACGCACAGGCTCTGCACGATGTCCGCTACTGCGTCCAGCTTGGCGGAGGACACCTTCGTGGTCGTGCCGTCGTCATCGGTGACGAAGCCGCCGGTGATCTGCTGCAGGCGCAGCAGGCGCGTCAGCACGATGCTGGCTGTGACGCTCTCGCCGCCTTCCAGCTCCGCGACGGCGTTCTTTTTGATGCGCTGGTACAGATTCGCGGCGCTGTCCTCCAGCGCAATCTCCCGCGTCTCAAAGGTCTTTTCCGGGAGGTCAAGGCACTCCGCCTTCGTCACGCGGTAGGCAATGCCGTGCGCCTTGCGGGTCAGTTCCTCCAGATTGCGCGGGCCGAGGTACTGATGCTGCCCGTAGCCGCCCATCAGCGCGTAGCGCTTCTCAAAGGCGTAGTAGCTGGCCGGGAACACATCCGGCGCGAGGAAGCGGTACTGCGACCACAGGTCGCGTGTGTCGTTCTGGATGGGCGTGCCCGTCAGAATCATGCGATACCGCGCGCCCGCGCCCAGACGGTGCATAGCCTTCGACTGCTGCGCCGTGTGGCTTTTGATGCGCTGGCTCTCGTCGCAGACAATCAGGTCGGCGTCGTAGGCTTTCAGTTCATCTTCCAGTCTCCATGTACTCTCGTAGTTGATGACCGCCACCCGCAGCGGGTCGCGCTGACCGGGCATCGCGGGTGCTTCGACGTACCTGAGCGCCGCCAGCCGCTTGTTCTTGTCGCCTTGCAGGACGGCGACGCGGGACGGGAACGCGCCGAATTTGCGAAACTCGCTCGGCCAGACCGGGCAGACCGACGACGGCGCGACCACCAGCATCCGGCGAATCTTCCCGTCGAGGAACAGCCGCCCGGCAATCATGACCGAGGTCAGGCTCTTACCAGTGCCTTAAACCCATGTCCATAAATAAGGCGCAGGAACCGCCATCATTGGACATGTACATGGACATCACCTCCTCATTTCGTAGGGCGCTGCGTGTCGTACCCGAACAGCGCCAGCGCAATGTTGAACGCCTTCACCTGATGATTAAAGAGGCTGAATCCCTCTCTTATCGGAATCGGGCGAATGGGTTCCACCTTATCCGCCGCCTTCTGCGCATCCACGAAGCGGTGCGCGGCCAGCATCGCCTGTGCGCGCTTCGCCAGCTCCGGGCTGCACGGCGTTTTCTCCCGGCGCAGCTCCTCCACCGAATCGAGCGTAAGCGGCATGATCCACGTCATCGGCGGCATTTTGTTTGTGCGGTACGCGCCGTGCAGCCGCTTGATGGTCGAGACGTCGGTCGCTTCGGCGGTCAGGCGAATCTCGCCGCCGTCCAGAAATGCCCTAACCATCAGAATCTCCTTCTCGCGTCGCAGCGGATCATCATCGCCGTCATGCCCGGCTTAATCGGCGACGCGCCGTGCTTCCGCGCCCGCTTCATCGCCCGGCGCATGGCGTGGTAGTCGTAGGCATCGGCAGCCCACCCGCACATCCACATCAGGACGGCCAAAATGACTGGGCCGCACAGCACCAACAAAAATGCAATCTCGAATGTCATGGGAAAACTCCTTTCATTTCAGCTCGCGGGTTCGCCAAATACCGCGATTGTTTTCTCACGCAGGCGGCTCATCGTGGCGGACACAGCCGACCGCGTGACGCCCAACGACCGGGCAATTTCCGCCTGCGTTGCGCCATTGGCGTACATCATAGCGACAATTCGCTCACGCAGCGTGGACAGCTCCATCATTCGTCGCAGGATGACGTTTGTGATGGCTTCTTCCTCCACGTCGGCATCCGCCATCAGCAGGTCGCCGTAGGTGACAACCTCGTGCCCCATTACCACGGGCTTGTCCAGACTGTACGCCGTCCCAGCGCGGCACTTGCGCCGCCGATGACGCAGTTCCGTCAGCAGCATCCATTGGCAGCAGTCATACAGATAGGTGCCCGGTCGGCTGACAGCAGGGTCGTAGCGCTGTGCACCGTAGACCAGCCCCATGCAGGCGATGGAGAACAGGTCGTCCAATTCCAGCCCGACGGTCTTACCGCTGCGCCGAAAACGTGCAGCCGCGCAACCGGCAAGCCCGATGTTCTGCTCGACCAACCGTCGCTGGGATTCCGTCAACGCCTGCATGCGGATTCCTCGTTTCTTCCGTCGCGGGGGAAAATCAGCGGGATTTGCTCGTAGGGCTTGCCCAGCAGATCCATCACCTGATAACACTCGGCCAGCGTCCACGGCGACCTCGCGTTCAGCTTGCGCGATACCGTCGCTGTGCCAATTCGCAGCCGCCGCGCCAGCAGCGGTTCTGTGTAGCCGCCGATGTACAGCTCCGTTCGCAGTTTGTGGTAGGGCCTCATGCCAATTCATCCTTTCTTCTTTGATTATAAGTGGCGAAAACGCAACTTTGACGCAAAAGAATTACTCGAAGAAGATGCGCATCACAAGCTCAGGGGTCAGGTTAAGCAACTTGCTAATGGTGGTGATTTCACTCTGCTTGAACTGAGAATGACCGTTTGCCTTGCGGCTGAATGCGCTCATACTGATTTCGCACGCATCGCAGATGTCCTCGGCGGATTTGTCATTTTCAAGCATCTTCGCGAGCAGCAGATTCTTGTTCATTACCGTTCCTCCTTTCAGAAATGAAGTGGCGTTTACGCAACACGTTATAGCATACAAAACTGGGAATGTCAAGGGGTAAAGTGGCGAAAATGCTAAATTTTATGGTTATTTCCCTCGTTTTGTTGCTTAAATGCCTTTTTGACGGTATAATAAGGGCAAATACGCGAACGAGCAGTCGCGAAGAAAGGAAGATGAAAATGAAGATTGCAGACATCATCAAAATGCGGCGGAAAGAGCTGGGCATGACGCTGGAAGAGGTCGGACAGATAGTCGGCGTGGACAAGACCACGGTGCGGCGCTGGGAGGCGGGCGGCATAGCGAATATGCGGCGCGACCGAATCGCAAAGCTGGCAGAGGCGCTTCAGATTGAGCCGACCGACCTGATCGGCGAGGACGATACCGGCGACCCGGTGCGGAACTACACCAACATCTGGGCGCGGGAGGTGGTAAAGGCATACAAGGCCGCGCCGGAGCACATCAGAGTGGCTATGTGCGCCATGCTTCAGGTACCGCCGCTGAATCTGCCGGAACAGGAAGAAAAGGAGGAACGGTGAGATGACGGGAACGGAGCGGCGCTCGGAGGCAATCTGGATTGAGAGCCGCAAGCTCTGGCTGCTGAAGGTTCAGAAAGACGGCGTGCGCAAGCCCTTCCAGAGCAGCACGCCCGGCAGAAAGGGCAAGCGCGAAGTGGAGGCAATGGCCGACGAATGGCTGGAATCCGGCGCAGAGGACATGGACTTCCGCATGGCGTGGAAGCTGTTTCTCGACGATTTGCAGAAGCACAGCGGGCGCGGGAATTACACCAACCACGAATCCGCCGGTCGGCTGTACATCCTGCCGCACATCAAGGCGACGCAAATCAGCAAAATCTATCCGGCGCAGTGGCAGAAGTGCATCGACGCGGTCATCAGCAAGGGATTATCCCGGCGCATGGCCATCAACGTGCGCAGCAGCATCACGGCGTTCCTGGCTTATGCGGACAGGATGCGCTGGAAAACAGTTCCGATAAAGGATCGTGACCTGAAGGTCAACCAAGCGCCGCCGCCCAAAAAGAAAAAAATCCTCCAGCCGGACGCGGTGGAGAAGCTGATGACCAACAGCGCGGTGGAGAAGCGCGGGAAGATGCAGGAAGCGTTCTACATTCACTCATGGCGGTTCACGGTGCTGACTGGGATGCGCCGGGGCGAGGTGTACGGTCTGCAGTGGAAAGACCTCGATGACAACGTCATCTGTATCAGCCGAAGCATCAACAAATTCAATGAGCAGACCATGGGCAAGAATGACAACGCCCAGCGCGAGGTGGTGCTTTCTGACGTAGCCATGCAGATCCTCGCGGCGCAGCGGGAGATGCTGGACGCGATGGACATCCGCACGAAGTGGATTTTCCCCGATGAATGGGGAGAGCGCAGCGACCCGAATCGAGCTTATAAGCAATGGCAGTTTTTCTGCCGCACCCACGACATACAAAGCTCCATCCACGAAATGCGACATACCTACATCAGCATGATGAAGAACGACCTGCCGGAACAGATGATAAAAGACCTCGTCGGGCACAGCGTTGACATGGACACCTTCGGCGTGTACGGGCATGTCGTAGACCGCGAGCAGGAGCGCGCCAAGGTGCTGATGGACGCGACCTTCAACCGCATTCTGGACGGCGCACAGCCGACCGCACCGGCGGAATTGCCGCCGCAGGTGGGCAAGGTTGCACGCGGCCACATCGATACCCGGCACACGGACGCGGCGAAAGCGCGGGCGGCGCTGCAGTTTGGATTTGTGCAGCCTGCTAAAAAAGGCCGCCCGAAGAAGTCCTCGCAGGGCTGAAAAACAGTGGCACGAATCAAAAGCGACATACAACATGCCTAAAAGCGAAAACCAAAACGGGTGTAAAAACGGGTGTAATTAATTTTGCGCCCGCTTTTTGTTTGTTAATTCTGGATATTTGGCAGCACGGAACTTGCAAAAACACCGAAATATCCACAGAAAACGGCATATTTCGGACAAATTGTGGATAACAGAAAACCCGGTCCTTCGTTTTGAAGAACCGGGCGATGGTCGAGGTGACAGGATTTGAACCGGAGTTTGATATATCTAATTCAGCATATCTCACATCAAAATCGGCACAATTCAGCGGAATCCTTGTCGTATTTGATAGGGGGCAAATCACGCTTTACAAGCCAAACGGGTGTAAAAACGGGTGTAATTTCCCGCCGCGCTCCTGCGACCTTTTCAGGAAATGCAGGATTGGGGTGATGTGCAATCCGTCAATCCTCCGCTCGAATCTTGGCGATGATAGCGTCTACATCTGCACGGGGCGCATCGACGCACTTGTAAATGACATCGACGGAAATGCCGTTGTGAAGCATCCCGCGAATCACGTCCGTGCGGCCCTTCATCTCCGCGTTATACTCTCGCGAAGCCTGATCGCGCTTGGCGCTCATCTCGTAGTCGTACATACGACGCAGGTCGGGGTCGTTGAGCGAAACCTGATAGCGCTTGGCAAAGGCTCTCATTCCTTCGGTCATGTTACTGAGCACCTCCATTTCATGGTCGCTTTTATAGCCCTCGTCCAGCAGATACAGCCAGCGAAGCAGAGGGTCATTCTTGACGCTTTCCAGCGTCGGGTTAGTATCACGGAACTTCGGAAGCTCGATATTGTAGATACGGAATGCATCCGATGCTGGAGCAGGGCTTTTCCGATACATCAGGCTGATGGGCTGCAAGAGGTCTGGATGATCCCGGCGCAGCACGAAGTCCAGCAGGTTAATCACGCGCACTTTTGGAACTTTGTTGTAGGTCTGCCCTTCGAGAAACTCTTCGCTCATCAGATTGCTACCGTAGAACCACGAGCGGTCGTTCATGGCAGGCTCCAAGTAGGCCTGTACCTCAATGTCAAACAGCGAACCGTCGGCGGCCTCTACCCGAACGTCCAACCGTCCGCCGTGCGCGCCGAACACACGCTTCTTCACATCATACTGCGTTTGAATGGCCTTGACTTTGCCAATCAGCGGGTCGCCTGCATCCGTCAGCACGCCGTCGATAAACTCCTGCATGGAGATATTCATATCTCTATCGGAAAACAGGTAGTTAAATACCGAATCGGCCAGCGGCTCATATTTGATTTTCTCGTAGCTCTCCATTGCGTGTATCCTCCGTTCCTGATTCTATTATACCACGGCACAAGGGGAAACGTCAAACCAATTTCTCTGCGAAAGAACACGTCCATCCCGATGGAGATTCTTTCAGGCGGACAACAAATGCCCTTGGCGGACAACAGGCGGACAACAAATTCTCGCGAAAAATCGTTGTCCGCCAAATGGGCTGTTGTCCGCCTAAACCCTTTTCAGGCGGACAACGGGCGGACAAGAACACGATTTTGACCACCCTGTTGTCCGTGTTGTCCGCCTTGTCCGCCAAGCCCGCAAGCCCTTGATATGTCGGGCTTTTCAGGGCGGACAACAAATTCGCAAAGCCCCCTGTCTGTTGTCCGCCTGTTGTCCGCCATACCATATATGATACGGGGCGGACGACACGGACAACGCGGACAAGGCGGACGAGGCGGACAAGGCGGACAACAAACTATACAAAAACGCACACACCCGGCGGACAACACCCATAGGGGAAAATTCTTCTTCTTTTTTTATTTGTATATAGGGCGGACAGATACACACCACCATGCCCCCCTCCGGCTGTTCGCAGCTGGAAGGTGGGCATTTTTGATATGCCCCTCTTTCGCACAGAAACGCCCCTGTGAGCCGTTCTGCGTTTGGGTGAGCAACGGGAGCGGATGGCGTGCGAAGGGGCAAGACGGCGGCAAGGCGTGACGCGCTGACCATTTGCGTGGGTTCACGAAAATGGTCAGCATCATCTTCGTGAGGTCATGCCGATGTTTTGTCAGCGGCGGCAAAACATCGGCATGAGAAAAGCCCCGCCGGAGCGGGGCGATGGTGTTATTCGGCTGACATACAGACAACGACAAGCCGTCCGCCTACGCCTTCCTCGGAGCAGGTGGCGAGGGTCAGAAGGTTGTCCCCGTACTGCGCGGTGGAGGGAAGGTTCACGACGGAGCGGCGCTTCGCTTCCTGCACATAGGCGGTGAAGGAGTTTGCGTCCGGGAAATCCGTCACGGCGAAGTCGAAGTAGTCCGCCGCCGTCGGGTCAACGTTGGCGTAGAACACGGCGATGGGGCGGTAGTCGCGGATTTCGTACAGCGAGGCGTAGCGCACATAAGGGTGCTCCGCCAGATACTCCGCCTCCGTCATGCGGTTCAGTTTGCCAAACCGCGAGCCGTCGCGCATATTGTGCCCGTAGAGGATGGTGTTCTGGCTCAATGGCCATGCGGAGCAGCGGCAGTCCATGTAAATCATGCCCGCCGGGTCTTCGCTGCGGTCGAAGCAGTGGCTGGCGTAATAGGCGTTGTCCTCGCCCTGACAGACGTACAGCGCCATGTCGTCGAAGCCGACCATGCCCACGAGGTCGCCGTTTGTCTGCAAAAGCTCCTGCGCGTAGGCAAACATCTGCTGTGGCGGTGTTTCCGAGGGCGCGGGGGCGCTGGTTGGCGCGGTTGTGGGTGCAATTGCCTGCTCGGTCTGAATCAGGGTCAGCGCCTCCTGTGCGGCGCGTTCCTCGGCGGAACGGTGATTCTGGCGGGTCAGGCGCGTAATGAGCGTCCCTGTAAGCACAAGAAAAGCGGCAGCGCACGCAAGCTCAATTATAAGCCACTTGCGCCGCTGCCGTTTCCCATTTCGATTTCTCGAACTCATTACTTGGCCATTTCCCTGCGCTTCTTGTCCGCAATGGCCACACCGGCGAGCGCCGCCACGCACAGTCCAGCGACTGCGGCGGTGGACACGACGGAATCACCCAGTTCAGGAGTAGCGGAGGAATCGCCCCAAATCGTCTTGCCGTGTGCATCGGGGTCACTCTGAATATCGCCGTAGCCAATCGTACCACGGAACGATGCAGATACATCAGACCACATGTCATAATCATCAGGAGGCGTCATGCTTCTCTCCGACGTGGCGAAAGCACTGCCTGCCAGCAAACACATCACAGCAAGAAAAATGATAATTGTTTTACAAATTTTCAATTACAACACCTCCAAATCTTTTGTGAGTATACCATAGATTGTCATTTTCGTCAACCACTATTTTCAGACAAATTAAAAAGCGGAGGCAAGCGCTTGCCTCCGCTGGGAATCAAGTTTTCAGGGCGTCATAAATCCACGCCGTGTGGTACAGCTCGTACATCGGCCACGCGAAGTACTCCTTGTACGACTTGGTGTCATGGATGCTCTTCAGGAAAGGATCCCCCATGAGCGCGCACCATTCGCCCACCGCACCGAAACAGTTGTACTTTTCGGTCGTATAGGTTTTGTAGTCGCCAGAGGTAACCTTATGGATGTCCGTTCCTGCCGTCGTATCGCAATACTCCTCCAGCCACTTCTGAACGAAGTTGGAGATCTGCGCGTCCGTCACCGTAATCGGCGCATGGCAGTACATACACTTCGCCTGAGGGGTGAAGTAGCTGGCGTTGCGGATCTCAACTTTCCCGCCGCCGTAGGAAATAATCGGGTTGTTGTAAGTCCTGCCCAGCAGCGTCAGCCCGGTCTTCATGATCTGGATGTCATAGTGACCGGAGTTGCCCTTATCGGGCTTAAGGCCGGACGTCAGAGGGAGATGAATGCGAATCTTACAGGTATAGCTTGCCATAATGCCACTCCTCCATTCTTCTTGTCGAGAGAATCAGCGAATCAGCTGGCAGTGCGCCCACGCCGCGTAATACTGCTTGTACATCGCCCACGTCGCGCAGGTCATGTAATTGTTCTTCGCAGCGGCGCTGTTGTGGATGTTCAGCAGACCGTTGTCGCCCAGCGCAGAGCACCACGCAGCGACCGCGCCGAAGGAATTGTTGCGCGCCGTCGTGAAGGTCTTGTAATCCCAGTTGGAATTGACCTTGTAGGTGGAAGCGTTGCTGTCCTTGGAGCTGTAGGTCAGCACCTTCTGCATCTGCTTGACGAAAGCACCCACCTTGGCAGAGGACGCGGTGAAATGGAACGTGCAGGCCAGCATGTCGAACGTGAAGATGTTCACCGTCTTGTTCGGGTTGAAAATCTTCACATAGCCCTGCCCGTTATTCGAGCCGCCGTAGCTGAACACGGGGTCAACCACAGAGGTGTGGGAATCGAAGTTCAGCGGGGTGTTGCCCATGCTCTTAATCATGAGGTCGTAGTGACCGTAATCAGAGGTTTTCGGGCGACCATTCGCATCCAGCGGCAGATAAATGCGCACATAGCAATCGAAATTTGCCATCGTTCATCTCTCCTTGTGTCGTTTAGGTAAAGAGTATCGGGAACCAGTCTCACACAATGAACATTCACACCACCTCCCTTCTGCGAGGGCATATGAAAGCAGGGCGCGCGCTCAGGCGCAGCCCTGCGGTTCATCAAAATAGAGTGCTTGGAATCGCTGATGCGCAGCGACTGATGGGTGCCGCCGAAATGGGGCTTATTCGTTGTTTTCTTCTTCCTGCGCATCCAGTGCGTCATAATACGCCTGCGCCAGCGTCTCAACCTCGGCGATGTCGCTCTCGTCCAGCAGCCCGTTGTCAAGGTGCGTGTACGCCTTATCGAGCCAAAACGCCACATCGCGTCCAGCGGAAATCTCGCGCTTGATTGCGCGGAGCGTCAAATCGTGCCGCGCCTTGCTGTTGATAGCCATAAAGATACCTCCTTAATTTTGCGTCATGGATGCAATCGCATCCTCAAGATTTTTGATTACAATGTTTACGTCGCGCTGATACGTCACCGTCGCGCCCGCGCCATCACTCACGCTGATGGTAGTCGTCGGGGAGTAGGTGGTCAGCGCCTTGTACGCGCTGATTTCAGCGGCGGAAAGAGCGGTTTCGACGGGTGTTGCAAGCGATGTCCAAACATATACCTCGTTCGCGTCGAGGAATGCTTTGAAGTCGGAAACGGTCGTCGTACCCTTTTCCGCGTAAGCGAAACCGATAAGGTAATTCAGGTTGGTCATGGCGCCGCCGACAACTTCCGAACCTACGCTGGTAGAAAAATGTGTGCAAAGAACGTTTGTCGCATAAGTGCCGTCAAACTGCGCGAAATAGCGGTCAACCTTGTTTCCAACCTTCGTCCATTTCATCGAGGATGTCAGCTTGATTTTCGTGACGTGTTGCACATACACCCCGCGCGCCAAGTCCACCTCATCGCACACCCACTGCTGACCGTTTTCGTCCGTGTAGTTCCCGCCGGAGGAAACCGGGATGCCCGGCAGCGTATTCGGCGTTTGCAGCGTCAGCGTCTGCGACTTGTTCGCGCCGTCCGACACCGTGACCACCACCGTTCCGCCGTCACCCGCGCTGACAATCGGTACGGGCGCGGTCGGGAGGGGCGTACCATCCTGCGTGCTTTTGCCGCAGACGCGCAAGCCGACAAAAGGCGCGGCGAAAGAATCCGTCGTTGTGATTGACGCGCCTGAAACGCTGCCAGACAAAACATTCGCGCGCGCGGAAAGCGTGTTGGTGGTATTCGCAACCGCGCGGATAGCGTCGCCTGCCGCCTTCGCGTCCGCTGCCTTGCCTGCGGAACTCAGCGTCGTGTCCAGCCCAATGGTGGCTTTCCACGCCCATTCGCCAGTACCGTCGGCAGTAGGCACCTGCCCTGACGCCGCGCCTACGGCGCTCAGACCGGTAGCCTCAATTGCATCCAGCCGTGCGTCCAGATCAGCATACTTTCCCGCCTCCGTGATGGCGTTTTCCAGACGATTCAACGCGTCTGCAATAGGGTCTTCCGGGGTGTCGCCAATGCCGGGCAGAGATTCTGCAACAGTGCCTGTATAGATGGCGGCCTTCAGGATTTCCTCGCCGTCCACCATGCGCAGTTCAAAGCGCACGCTGCCCGCTACAGCGACTTCGGTGCTTGTCAATACAAGCCTGTAATTGCTCGTGCTGCCCTCTCGCACAAGCTGCCCCGCATAGGGCTGCTTATCGCCGGGGCGCTGAATTACGCAGACGATGCCCGCGTTCGGCCGGCCAGCCAGCACACTCGAACAGTCGAACACAATCTGCCGGGCAATATTCTCACCTACGCGCCCGATGCGGCCCAGCGTCCGTGTTTCCTGCGAAAACGGCGCTGTAATGGTAATTTTATCGGCCACTTGGCGCTCACCTCCTTGTCATCTCAGGGGGGACGGCCGCCGGAATCGGCGACCGCCCCGAATCAGGTTCAGTCCTTCCGGGAGAACTCGCCGGATACCCAGCCGACCTTCCCAGCAATCTCAATGGCGTGCCAGCCGTTCTCGGCGGTCGCCACCCACGGGTAGGTCTTACCCGGCTTCACGGCGGTGATGCGCGTGTACTTCGTGCCGTTGCCGACGCGAATATTCACCCTGCCGCCGCTGGATACGATGGTCACGGCGTCCTTCCGCACGGCGGGCGTTTCGGGCTGGACAGGCGCGGGTTCAGGCGCGCTCGGCTCTGCGGGCGTGACCGGCGTGTCGGTGGACGCGCCGTCGCCGCTGCCGTAATCCGGGCGGCCGTAGCCCGCGATGCGGTTGTAGTCCAGCCGGTACTTCTTCCGCCATACGCCGCCGCCGTTGGCGACCACGCCGGACGTGCCGGAGGTGTTGCCCTCGATGGTGTACACATAGGCGCCATCCACCTTGTAGACCAGCCCCGTGTGCTGCACCGCCGGGCCCCCTATGGCGTTCTTCGGCCAGAAGAAAATCTGGTCGCCCGGCTGCGGCGCGCTGAACAGCCGTCCCTTCGCCTTGTAATAATTGCGGGAGTATCGGCAGCCCGCGCCCGCGCTCTTCAGCGGCTGACACAGCAGCTTCAGCGCCGCGTCCCTGCCGTAGGCGGTGACGAAGCACCAGTCCACAAACACGTCGCACCACGCGTAGCCCTGCTTGCGCCCGTTGTAAAAGCCGGGAATCGCGTCGAGGTCGCGGGCGTACTTGGTGTAGTTCTTATCGCCCGCGTTCTCCGTCTTGCCGTCGAGATTCTTGTTGTTCGCCTTTTCCAGATAGCCGACCTCCGCCTCCGCGACGGAAAGCACCCTGTTCACATCGTACATGGTATACCCTCCATAAGGGGCGCGGCTTATTCGCCGTCGCCCGAATGGTCGTCCTGCTTGCCCTTTTCGTCCACAATTTCAATGGCTTTCAACACGTCTGCACCATCAATGTTGGTGACGCCGCCAGCGCTCGCCGCGTCCGCCATGCCCTCGCCGATGATGTAAGCCACCACCGTCGCGCCTGCCATGATGAGCGCGGATACCTGCGTCGCGGTTTCCTCCGCGCCGCCCAGCGCCACGATGAGCATGGACACAAAACTGCCGATGGCCAGCCAGAACTTGCGGCTGGTCAGCTTCCGCTGAATGTCTTCCCACTTCATAGAAAATCCCTCCTCAAATTATCGGTTCACAAGATACTGGTTCAGTTTCCGGGACGCTTCCTGCATCTCGTCCGAGTTGCCGTTGTGCAGCTCGTGCCCCAAAAGAGCCATCAGCCCCTCGCACATGACGCACTGACCGTCCTTCAGCGCCGCGAGCTGTTCCTCGTGCCGGGCGACCTTGTGTTTCAGGCTGTCCGCGGGCTTGCGCCAGTTTCGGATGACCTCGACGGCCTTGCCGATGGTGGTCACAGCGCCGCATCCGGCCAGAAAAACCAGAGCCGCCGTGTAGATTTGTCCCCCGGTGATTCCATTCACCTTCGCTCCCTCCCCTCCGATAGGATATAGAAAAAGCCGCTCGTCGCGGCGATCTCCCTATACGCGCACCCATGCGCCGTCCCTGCGGTAGTACGGCACGACCTGCTTCCACGCACCGTTCACGCGCATCCACACGGCGCACTGCTTCCACGCGCCGTTCACGCGCACATAGGCCATGCCGTCGATGTAGCTGACGGTCAGCGTACAGGACGTGACGCGGGCGTAGTTGGCGGAATAGCCGTCGGCCTTGGACGTTTCCCCGTTGTACAGCACAAGCGCGGAATTTCCCTCGGTCAGATAGGCGCGCAGGGCGGCGAAGAACGCCGCGTTGCTGGACGCGCTCAATGTGTGGGTGGTCGTGTTTGAGTAAAACTTGCCCGTCAGCGTGCCCAGCGCCGCGCCCACCTGCGCGGAGCCGCGCAGGGATTTGTCAAACGCCTGCACATTGGCCCGGTGAAAGGAAAGCACCTTGCCGCTCGACCCGGAGCCCGCGCCGGAGCAGGTGATTTTGAGCGTGATGCTCTGGATGACCTTGCCCCTGAGCGCCGCGCCCGCGCCGTTAAAGAGCATCAGCCCGACGCGGGACTGGCTGGGCTTTGTGGCCATGTACGCGCCCTGACACGCGCCCTCGCTGCTGCCCATCGCCCATTCGTTCGAGCCGTACCAGACGTACCCGATGGTGGTGTTGCTGTTCGCCGTGGCGCTGAATGTACTGCTCATGCGCCCTCCTTACACGGGGACAAGGCAGATTTGCCCGTCCTCGCCCGTGTCCGGCAGCGTCTCCGCGTAGAACACGCCCAGATTCGTCAGTGCCGCCTTCGCCGTACTCGCGCCCGTGCCGCCGTTGGCGATGGGGACCGGCGTCGCCATGCCCGCGTGGAACAGGCGGTAGCTGTAGTAGCTGCCGTTCTCCACGCAGCGCAGCACCACCGCGTCGTCCTTGCTGGCTTTGTACTTGGCCGTGCGCACTTCCAGCATCCGGCGGTTCGTGCCGCTGCTGTCCTCCCACGCGGAAAAAGAACCCGCGCCTGAATAGCTGCCTTCGAACACGACGCGGTTCGTCGTGTCGTTGTAGGTGGGCAGCAGATACAGCGACGGATAGAGCCGCCCGCTGATCTGGAGGTTTCCGGTCATGACGTCGCCGCTCTTCTGCACCGCGCCGATGTTCGCGCAGGCGTTCGCGCCATTGTTCGCGCCCGTGCCGCCCTGCGTGACCTCCAGCGGCTCGGTCAGTTTAATCGGCCAGCCGAACTCGACCGCGCCGGGCGTCTCGGCCACCTTGCCAAAGGCGATGCCCGTGCCATCCTGATAGAGGTCAATCATGACCTGCTTTGTGCCGATTTCCACCGACTGCTCCACATAGTAGAATGTGTCGGTGACGCGAATCTTCAGCTCGTAGCTGCTCAGCACATCAAAGGTCTGCGGGAGCAGGGCGTTCGTGACCCCAATGGAGTAACTCAGGGGAATCAGGTTCTGCGCCGTCGCCCATGCTTCCGCACCGCGTGTGCGATAGTAGACCGTACACGCCATGTCGTTCTTATTGCCTACCGGGGAAGCCGTCGCGGACGCGGTGATGCGCACCCTTGTGCCGTCCATCTGGGCGGCGCTGCCGTCCTCGGTGCAGCGCTCGGCGGAGAACGCCGTCAGCTTCGGCGGGTCGTAGGCCAGCACCGTGACGGTCTTCGTAACGCTCGCCGTGCGTCCGCGGGAATCGGTGACGGTGACGGTCAGCGCGCTGTCCCCGGCGACGTTCAGCGCGCCGGTGGTGAAGCTCGCGCCGGAATAGACCGCGCCGTTCAGCGTCGTGCGGCAGGCGGCAATGGTGCTCTTCTGCGCGCCCGCCGCCGTGATGGACACGGAGAGCGTGCTGCGCGTGCGCACAAACGCGCCGAACTTCGCCGCCACGCCCTGCGTCGCTTCCTCAAAAGTCACGGCGGAAATCGTCGGCACAATGCTGTCCGGCACAACCAGCGTGAACGTGGTCTTCTTCGTGCCGATGAGCGTCCCGCCGATGTAGGTGTCGCAGAGCAGCGTGCCCCAGCCGGAGGCGGCAGACGGAATCTGCGCCGCCAGCGATACCGGCGGCGTCCACTCATAGGAATCGCCCACGTCCGCGGCAATCGTGCCGTTCTCGGTGAAGAAGCTGTAGCGCAGGGTGTGCATCGCCGCCGTGCTCTGCCGGTTGGTGGCGATCCGCATGACCGTGCCCATCGTCACGGTGCTGTTTTCCAGCGTGGGCTGGCTGACCGCTTCCTGATAGGTAATCGTGATGCTGGCCGCCGTCCATTTCAGGTAGTTCTTCGAGTACACCTGCGAGGACTGCTCCGGGTCGGGATTGTAGAGAATCACCGTGTTGTTCCCGGCGGCAAAGTAATTCGCCAGATTTGTCAGCAGACCGCCGGACAGCGTGTAGGAGGACGTGTTGCCGTAAAACTGCCCGACGAACGTGCCCAGCGACGCGCCGACAAAGGCGCTGCCCTTCACGCCGGACTGGGACGTCGCCTGATAGTTGGACTTGCGAAGGTAGACCACCTTGTCGCGTCCCAGACCGTAGCCCGCACGGCTGGCAGTGGCGGTAATCTGAATCCCGGTGATGACCTTGTTGGTCATGTTCATGCCGGGGAAATGCAAAAGGCCGACGCGGTTTGCGCCCGCCGTGTAGTACTCCTGTGTGGCTTCGCTGCTGTCTATCACGCCCTCCGCCGTATAGCTCAGGGTGCGCAGGCTCGCCGTGTATGTGGCCGTAAGCGCCATGCTCTGCCTCCTTTAACCCGTGTAGACGATGGACATGTTGCCGTTCGTCTGCGGCTCAAACGCGAATTTCCCGATTTGCAGCCGGGTCAGAATTTCCGCCTGCGTGACGTACAGCTTGTTATTGGAGAGGTAAGCAACCTCGGAATCGTTCATAAAAAACGCCAGCCGCTCATTCATCACGCGGAACGTGAAGGGGTTGCCGGTCTTGCCGATGGACAGCGTGCCGTCCGTGAACTTCATGTAGTCCTGTATGAGCTTGAGCTGCTCCTTGGTGGCGCTGTCTCCGGCTTCGACGTTCGCAATCAGCTCTTTGATTTGCGTCGTCGTCCAAGTGAAGCTGTCCTGCGTCTGCTCGGCCAGCGAGGAAAGCTGACTGCGCAGGCTTTCCGTGTCCTCGGCGGCGGTGTAGTTCGCCTTGACCTCGGATAAAACGCCGTCCGCCTTCGTCTGAATCAGCGACCGCATCTCCGTCTGGTCGTCCGCGTACTCCACGCGCTGTACAATGCCTGTGTTGCTGGACAGGTCGAGCGTCTCCCCGAAGTTCGCCGCCACATGGTCTGTCGTCAGCGTGCCCGCCTTGACGTTCGCGCCGGTGATGGTTTCGGCGGCGATTTCCGCGCCGGTAATCGTCCCCGCCAGAATCTCGTTGGCTGTGATGGTCTTGGAGGCAATCTCCGCCGCCGTGATGCTGTGCGCCACGATTTTGTCCGCCGTGATGGTGCGCTCGGTCAGCACATAGCCGTCGATGGTGTCCACCTGCGTGCTGGTCAGCTCGCCCATGTTGTTGATGGCATAGACGAGGCTCTGCTCGCTGCCGCGAATAATCAGCCGCTCCACGGACAGCGTGCCTGCGGTGATGCTGTTCGCGCTCAGGGAGACGATTTTCGCGTCCGTGATGGAGCCGTCGGCAATCTGCGCCGTGCCGATAGCGCCCTGCTTAATGAGCGCGGCGGTAATCGCGCCCAGCGCAATCTTCGCCGTTTCAATGGCGGCGTCCTTGATCTGCGCAGAGCCGATGGCCGCCTGCGCAATCTTCGCCGTCGTGACGGACAGGTCGTCCATCTGCGCCGTGCCCACGGCGAGGTCGGCGATTTTTGCGCGGGTGATGGCAGCGTCCGCAATCTGCGCTTCGCCGACCGCCGCCTTCTGGATGTGCGCCGAGCCGATGGCGGCTTCTTTGATGTTGGCGCTGTCAATGGCCGCCTTGTCGATTTTCGCGTTGGTAATGGCCGCGTCCTCGATCTTGGCGGAGCTGATGGCCGCGTCGGCAATCTTCGCCTTGGTGACGGCGGCGTCTTTGATGTTCGCCGTCTGAATCTCGCCGTCGCCGATGTGGGCGGAATGGATGACGCCCTTGCCAATCTGCGCTTCGCCAATGGCCGCGTCCCTGATTTGCGCGGAGCCAATGGCCGCGTCGGCGATTTTGGCCGTGGTGATGGCGGCGTCCGCAATCTTTGCCGTGCCGATGGACGCGTCCTCGATTTTGGCAGAGCCGATGGAAGCATCCTTGATTTTTGCGCTGTCGATGGAAGCGTCGGCGATCTTCGCGTTCGTGATGGCCGCGTCCCGGATGTGCGCCGTTTCAATGGCGGCCATCTTCACCTGCAGCGACCCCACCGAGCCGTTCTGAAGCTGCCCCGCGCCCACGGAGTTCATCGCCAGCTTTGCTCCGGTGATGACCCCGGATGGCAGCTGTCTGCCGGAGATGGTGTTGCCCTCAATGGCGTCTGCCACCTTGCCCAGCGTCACCTTCGTGTAGCGCCTGAGCAGACAATCGTAGGTGTACTGCGTCATGCGCATGGACACCGATACGCCGATTTTCTGGGCAATCACGCGCACCGCGTCGCCCAGATAGATGTGCTGCAGCGCGGCGTACTGCGCGAACTCCACGGTGTTCTCGGCGCTGATGAAGTCCACCGTCACAGTCACGTCCGGCAGGTCGCACCCACCGTCGTACTGCTCCTGCACCGCCTTTCGCATATCGGCGAGGCATTCTTTGATGGTCTTTTTTTCGTCCTTGCTGTCCTTTTCTTTGGCGCTGGACACCGGGAAGTGAATCCACTTCGGGTGGATGTACTTGTCAATGTTCGGACTGTCGATGTACAGCTCCGGCAGATAGATGGTCTCGCCGCCCTTGTTCTCGCCGGTGGGCATGATGCGCGTGACCACGCTCGTCTCATCCACGTCGTAGGACACGCCCAGAAGGTTTTTGCCCTCGCGAATCTGCACGTCCGTGTCCCGCCCGACGCGCTTCACCAGAAACACATCCCACCAGTCCCGCGCCAGCTCCGCCTTGTACTTCTCTACAAAGCCGTCGTCGTCCAGAAGCGCATCCACCGGGTTGACATGCTCAAAGAGTACGTCCTCGGCGGTCGCGTCAATGTCCGAATAGAAGGTGAAGCTGTGCTCGGACAGGCAGGATTCGGACAGCTTCGCCAGCACCGCCGCGCCCTGCGCGTTCTTCTCCGGCTCGTACTTCTTGATGAGATTGTCCATCAGGTCGTAGAAGATGTGCCGGGCGTAAACCGTCACCTTCGTCAGGTCGGGCACCGTCCGATAGATGCGGAAGGGCTGGTCGCGCAGCTGGCGCGCCTCGATGACCTCGCCGGTGGCGACGCCGGGCACGGGCTCCGTGCGCACATATTTCAGGTACTGCGCGTGCATGAAGCCGTGCTTGCCGTCCGGGCAGGATGTTTCGTACCACTCGTCGTTCGTCTTGTTCAGTACGATGACCTCGGTGCCGGGCTTGTAGCTGCCGATGCGCCGGTGCTTTGTGCTGGGGTCGCTTCTCAGGTACAGCCAGCCGCCGCTGGTCACGACCTTGTAGATGAGCGTGCCCTTGCTCACGTCCACGAGATTCACCCGCGGGGTGCTGGCAGCGGGGACGGGAACGCGGAGAATGCGCCCCTCCACCAGCCGCCGCCACTTGCCCGCGTCGTCAATGGGGTGTTCAAGGGTCAGCTCCCATTCGCCGTTCAGGGTTTCCGTCACCGAGCAGGAGGTCGGGACGACCACGCCCAGACCGTTGTTCGTAAAATCCGTGCAATCGGCGCTGTAGATGCAGATCATGGGCGCTCACCTCCTCACAGGGTTCTCCAGTTGGGCTGTACCACCACCTGCGACACACTGCCGCTCCAGCTGATGGCCGTGGCGCCCACGTCAAGGGTCGGGAACTCGCCGCGCATGTGGCTGTCCATGCTCGTTGTGCCGCTGTACGCCTCCATCGCCGGGGTGTCCAGCGTGATGCTGTCGGTGATTCCCGTCAGCTCGACGATCTGTGTGCCCACCATGAGCGTAATGTCGCCGGAGCCGTACACGGTGATGACCGGCTCGGCGAACACGCAGCCGGGGTTGTAGAGCATCTGCGTCGAGGTCGTTAGCGTCTCCGTGCCCACGTCGGAGAAGTAGAAAAACGGCTTGCAGCGGAAATTGACCGCGAAACTGCGGTTCGGCTTTCCGCGCAGAATGCGGTCAAAGGCAATCTGGTTGATGACCCGCGCATAATAAAAGCCACCCTGCCGGTTGGCAAAGGTGACTGTGCCGCCGCCGCGCAGCCACGCGGCGATTTCGTCCAGTCTGCTCACATCAGCAATGAAGCACGTCGCCGTGAGCGTCAGGTCGCTGTACACGGTGTCGCCCTCCAATGTGGTCAGGCTGCCGCTGCGGCCGGGAACGTCGGTAAAGGTCACGCGCTCGGAAGGGAGCGTGATGGAGGGATGCTCGGAGACGTGAATGCCGTATTCCGTGCATTTCACGCCATTCCACTCGAACCAGTCCGTCATCATGCCATCCTCAGCCCCCTTCCGCGCTGGTTCCGTCTGGTCAGCGTGGCGATTTCCACGGCCAGATCGCGCACGTCCTGCTCGCTGCGAATTTGGAAAGTCGCGCCTGCGAAGGAGAAGGACGTGCTGTTGTCGGTGTTGTAGGTCTTGCGGTTGTCGTTGGTCGCGGCGACCGCGCTGCTTCCGGCCTCGGTGGTGAGGTACCGGGAAGCGTTGCGGATAATCTGCGCCTGCTCCTTCGTCTCCTGCAAAACGCCCTGCCCGAAGCCCTTCATGGTCATCACGCCCACCTCGTCGCGGAACACGCGGGAGGGGGAATGGATTTGCAGGGCGTTCTTCGCGGCGGAGACGGCGTTCCGGGCGGCGCTGCGCATGGCGGCAATCACGGCGGACTGCCCTGCGCGCACGCCCGCAGCCATGCCGAACATGGCGTTCAGCCCGACGGAGCGCGTAGAGTTCGCAGTAAATGCGGCGTTCAGCGCCGATTCGAGGTTCGCCATCGTCGCGGCAGCGTCGCCGGAGAAGTCGTACTCGGTCATGCCTGCGCCGACGCCTGCGGAGATGAAGCCGCCAATCGGCTTCATGCGCTGGGATGGCGAATGAATGACCGCCGCATCGTTCAGCGCGGCTTCATCGTTGGCAATGGTGGTTTCAGCGTCCGTGGAGAAGTCGTAGTCCTTCTGACCTTCGCCGATGCCCGCGCCGACCTGCTCACCGATGCCCGCCGCATTCTTCACTGCACCGTCGTATGCCTGCGTAAGGGTTGCAGACAGGTCGGTCGTTCCGAGCGTGGTTTGCAGCCCGGCAATCACATTCGCCCCCGCGCCGACCGTCTGCAGCGAATTGACAAAATCGAGGATTGCCTTCAGGTTGGCCAAATCCTCTTCAGAGATTGCCTCGCCGTTCTGCACCGCAGCGACAACCTCAGCGACATAGGTTTGCAGCCCCGCCAGCGTATCGCCGTTGAACTGTTCACCCATGCGCTTGTTCAGCCCGTCGATATTCAGCCCGTCAAGCAGCCCCCAAAGCGTCCAGCCGGTGCCCTTGATTTTTTCCAGCGCCCGTGCTTCCGCAGCGAAGGATTTAATCCAATCCATTGTCGAGCCGCCCAGAATCCCGTTCAGGCGACCGGCGTCGTGCTTGCTCACATTCCCAAAAACCGAGGTCGTGACGTAGGCTTCATTGACCGCCTCAGCGGCCTCTTCAACCGCCTCTTTCGTTCCCTTGGGCTCTGGCGTGATAAGCACATGAAGTGTGCCGTCCTCGTCCAACAGTACCAGCTTATCCGGCGTGAGCTTCTTGGTAGGGACAGCGGATGCGGGGATTTCAAGCCCCTTCTCGTTGTAATACTTGACGGCTCCTGTACTGAGCGCAGCTGTCCATTCATCGGCAGTCAGCTCTCCCAGCCGGATGCGCCCGGAGATGGGCACATCCTTGTGAGTGCGCGTGAACGCCATGTAAGCCTTCAAGTCGTAGCCCGTGATGGCGATTCTGCCGTTTACGGTGGGCGCTGTGAACGTGGGGTCAACCGTATAGCCGGTGATGTTCACGTCCATGTGTTCCAGCAGCCACTTGTAGCGAAGGTCGTCCGTATTCGCGCCCTCGTCGGTATAGGCGAGCACCATAGCTTCCTTGACTTCGGGCTTCAATCCCTGCAGCAGTTTGATGCCTTTCTGTTCCGCATACGCATCGACCATTGCGACGATTTCCTTGGGCGTGAGCTGGGAAGTATCGACGCCAGCCGTAGCTTCGTGATAGGCCGTAACGAACGCCTCCGCAGCCTCCGGCTTCAGCGAGGACATGTCCGCCTTCGTCCCGTCCGAGCGAGTGTCGTTGTAGGCGTTGACATACGCCGCAATGCCCTCGCCGGTGAGCTTCAGCTCTCCCGTCTTGGCGTCCTTGTCCGTGTAGCTGGCAATCTTCGCGTCGATTTCCGCCTTCTTCGCCTTTGCCTCTTCGCCCAATTCCCACATACTGACGTAAGCGTCCGTGGTGATGGCCGCGCCGGGGTCGGCGGCAAATGCCGACCATGCGGCCTTCGCGCCATCCAGATTCAGGTCGGTGGCGATTTGGAGGACTTCCTCGGACACCGCGCCGTTGAACATCTCGTTCAGTGGGGCAATCTCCGTCACGTCCCTGAACTGATTGAGAAATTGCCCGATGGCGGCGAACTTTTCCAGCATCGCGTCCACGTTGGTGAAGTCCACGTCCGGGAAAAGCGTCTGAAGCTCCTCGGCGGACAGCCCGGAGCTGGCCAAAGACGAAATCTGCGTCAGCATCGTCAGGTACTCGGTGAGCGCGCCCTCGTCCATGCCCTGCGTCAGAGTGTTCAGCTCGGTCAGGATGCCGCTGGTGTCCTGTCCCGCCGCCGTCGCGTCGCTCAATTCCTTCAGCTTCGCATACAGCATGTTCAGCTGATCTTCTGTTTTCTTCGTATCGTCCGAATTCAGCAGCGTTGTGACGTAGCCCTGCGAAGCGTTGGCGAACTCCTTCGCCGCCGCCGCGCGCTGAGCCGTGTACTTTTCATTCAGCGCGGTGAGCTGGGTATTCCGCTCCGTAGCGTCGTTAATCTGGATGATTTTCTCGTACTCGGCGTCGTACTGGTCGTTCATCTGCTGCAGCACCGCCGCGTAGCCCTGCGATGCGGCGAGGGTGGCCTCCTGATAGAGGGAGGAATCCACCTCCTGACCCATCGCGGCCGCGCGTGCTTCCGCAGCGCGAACCTTCTTCGCAATGACGTCGTAGGCTTCTGTGCCGCCCTCCGGCTCTTCGGCGAAGCCCCATTTCAGCAGGATCGCCTGCTTCTGATCCATCAGCCCCTGCCAGAACGCCTTGTTCTTATCCGTCAGGGTCTTCCCTTGGAAGTAATTCAGGTTCACCCGGATGCGCTTGTCCAGCGCGTCCAGCTCGGCGATGGCGGCGTTGATTTCCTGCGCCTTGGCCGTGTCGCCGCTGGCCTGCGCCTGATCCCGCAGCTCCACCATGTGCGCGCGGGTGTCCTTGCTCAAAGCGTCCGAGGAATCCTGCCATTCCTTCACGATGGCGTCCGTCTCGTACTTGCCGTCCGACCAGACCTCCACCATGCCGTCCATCCAGTCCTGCACAGTGCTGGTGGTTTTGGCTGCGGTCTTCTGGAAGTCCTCGGCATTCAGCCCGAAGAAGTCAAGCCCTTCGCCGCTGGAATAGAAGGTGTCCGCAGCGGTGTTCTTCCAGTTCTGGGCGGTCTTGTTCATGCCCTCCAGTGCTTCACGGGCGGCCTTTGCGCCGCTGGCGTAGTCGTACAGCTTGTACGCGCCGTAGATCACCGCCGCCGTCAGCCCGGCCATCGCCAGTTTGGACGACCCGACGACCTTCAGCAGGCCGCTCACGCCGCCGCCCGCGCCCTTGACCGCCGCGCTGAACCTGCCGACGGCAAGCATTCCCTTTCCCAGCGCCCCGGCGACACTGCCGACCGCGCCGACCAGCCTGCCCAGAATGAGCAGCGCCGGGCCCATTGCGGCGGCGACCGCGCCCCACTTGATGATGCTCAAACGCTGTTCTTCATCCAGCCCCATAAACTTGTCCAGCAGATCGCTGGCGGAACTCATGAGATTCTGGATGGTAGGCGTCAGGTCGCTGGCAATCTGCTGCCCGGCGAGGGAAGCCTTGTTTTTGAGGTTCGTCAGCTGCGCCGCCGTGGTCGCGTAAATCTTGCCCGCCATCTCGGTCAGGGCGGTGTTCTCCTGCCAGCCGCGGGTAGCGTCCGCCACCGCGTCCTCCATCAGGCGCGTGTTGCTGACCGTGCGCAGCATGGTATCGCGCAGGCGGACTTCCTTGAAGCCCAAGTCCTGCAGCGTGGCGATGGCGGAAATGCCCTCGTCATCCATCTGGGCAATGCCCTTCGTGAACGCGATGAACGCCGCCGTGGGGTCGGCCTTCCACAGGTTCTTGAACTCTTCGGCGGTCATGCCGGAAACCGTCGCGAAGTCAGTCAGGGACTGCCCTCCCGTTTCCGCCGCAAGCTCCATCTTGATAAGAGCCTTGGAGAACGCGCTGCCGCCCATCTGGGCTTCAATGCCCACGGAGGACAGCGCCGTCGCCACGCCGATGACCTGCGCTTCCGTCATGCCGACCTGCTTGCCCGCACCGGCGATGCGCATCGCCATCTCCATGATGGGCGCTTCGGTGGTGGCGTAGCGGTTGCCCACATAAGCCAGAGACGCGCCCAGCCGGTCGATGTCCTTCTGGCTGGTGCCCATGATGTTGATGAACTTCGCAATCTCCGTCGCCGCCGTGTTCGCGTCGAGGTCGGTGGTGGAATTGCCGAGGTCAATCATGGTCTTCGTGAAGGCTTCGATGTTCTCCGTGGCAATGCCCAACTGACCGGCGGTGGACATGACCGCGTTGATTTCGTCCGTCCCGGCGGCCAGCTGCGTAGACATTTTCTTCGACGCGGCTTCCAGACGCGCGTAGTCCTCTTCCGTGCCGCGCACCGTCTTTCGCACGGTGGCGAAGGTCTTCTCAAACTGGATTTCCGCGTTGACGGAGGCGGTGGCGATGCCCATGAGCGGGGTCGTAATCCACCGCATCATCGTGCGGCCGGTAGAAACCATCGTCGAGGACACGGCGCGCGCCTTCGTGGAGAAGCTCGTCAGCGCCGCGCCCGCCCGCGTCCACGCGGAGCTTTGGAGGTTCAGCTCGCGGGTTGTGTCCCGCAGCTGCGCCTCGGTATTGTTCAGCGTGGTGTTCAGCTCGGTGAGCTTGTCCTTCGCCTGCTGGATTTTCTGCGGGTCGCCGGAGGCCTGCGCCGCCTTGAGCTGTTCCTCCGCAGACTTCACCGCGTCCCGGAGCTGCTGCACCTGCTGACGGAGAATCGCCTGCTTTTCCTTCAGCAGCTGGAGCTTCGCCGCAGCGCCCGCCGCCTTCGCGCCGAAGTTGGCGATACCCGCCCCCGCAAGGCGGAATTTGCTCTCCGCCAGCTGAATCTGCTTGCCAAGCGACGCGACCGCCGTCTCATTGGTCTTGATAGCCGCGCCCGCAGTGTAGTAGCCGCTGGACGCGAGCGTCAGCGCCTGATTCGTTTCCCGGATCGCCTGCTGCGTGGTCACATAGGCGGCGCGCGCGTTGTTCAGGGAAGCGGTGTTTTCCTCAACCGCCGTCCGCGCCTGACGGATTTTCTGCGGGTCGTTTTCCTTCTGCGCCGCTTTGAGCTGCGTCTTGGCGGCGGCGAGAGATTCCTCGTACCTGCGGATGGTGGCCTGCTGAAGGGTCAGCTCGCTGTTGAGCATCTTCAGCTTCGCCGTCAGTGCGGTCGTGCTTTCGGAGGTGTTCTTGATGCCCGCGGTCGCCAGCGCGAACTCGCTCTGCACCGTGCGCATCCGCAGCCCCAGCATGGCGATGGTGCTCTGGTTGCGTTCCAGCACCTGCGCGGATTGCGCCCAGCCCGAACGCATGGAGGCGATGGAGCCGTTGCAGGCGTTAAGCGCCGCCTGCGTGTTCCGCACCGCCGCCTGCGCGTTATTCAGCTTGGTGGATGTGGACGAAACGGCGTCCGCTGCGTTCTGCGTCGCCTTTTTCGTCGCTGTGACCTGCCCCTCCAGCTTCTTCAGCGCAGCGGCAGACTGTCCCGCGCCCTTCGCGGATGCAAGTTTCGCTTCAAAGGTCGCCTGATTCGCCTGACACTCCGCCAGCTTCTTCTTCGCCGCTTCCAGCGCCTTCTGGTACTGGTCCACGGCGACCTTCTGAAGGTTCAGCTGGCGTGTCAGCGTGGTTTGCTTTGCCGCCAGCCCACCGGTCGTCTGCTCAAAATTTGTGACCCCGGAGGCGGCCAGCTTGAAAGCGCTCTCCGCTTCTTTAATCTGGGTATTGACGGACTTGATGTTCCGCGTGAAGTTGTCCGTTTGCAGGGACAGCGAAACCACAAGGTCTCGGAGCGTTTCAGACATGCCTTACCACCTCCCGTATTGTCAGCCGCCCGGCTTCAGATTCGGCCACGCCTCGTCGATGTAGCGCGGCTTCGGTTCCTTTTTCTTCTTCTCATAGCGGGCGTTCCATGCGCGGATTTTGAGGAATCCCGGCATATCCATGCGGTCAATCTCGTCCATGCGCCAGCCGCCCTCCAGAAGATTGTTGTAGGTTTTGTAGATGTACTCCGGCAGCGTCAGACCTTCGTCGTCTCCGTCTCCGTCGCTGTCGGCTTCGTAGGGAACTCGGACAGCACCTGCGTCATGTTCGTCTGGACGGCCATCAGCGCCAGCGCAATGTCGCTCATCAGGCGATCTGCCGGGTAATGGTCGTACAGGTCGTCCACCGTGAACTGATTTCCGAACAGCAGGCAGAACCACTTCGCCATCACGTCCAGCGCGTCCGCCACGGACACCTGCTCCTCCTGCGGCACTTCCTCGCCGTTCTCCACCTTCAGCGCGATGCGGCTCACGCGCCCGTACATCTTCGTCGCAGGCTCGATTTCGCGCAGCACGCGCCCGGTCACAAAGTCCACGGAATACTTCTTCTCGCCCAGCGTACAGGTAATCATGGGATCAATCCTTTCTCAATCAGCAGTTTGGTGAAGGCACAGTCTGCCTTTCCTCGAAACCGCCGGACGTCTTCGGCGGCTTTGAGGAAAGGGCCGGGATTGCTCCCGGCCTGCGGATCAGCCGCCATCGGAGGCGGTCAGCGTGGGCGTGTAGACGCTCTCAAGGAACGTGGCCGCCTTTTCGGTGGTGAAGCTGTTCTGACCTTCGTCGGCCACATACTGGTACTGGCCGTCGTGGGTGCGCTTGATGGCGGTCCATTCCACCTCCGGCGTCTGCCGGTTGATGGTGCTGCCCTCCTTGGTGGCGTAGTTCTCGGTCAGCGGCTTGGCGCGAACCTTCAGCAGCCACACATAGCGGAAGGTGTGGTCGGCCTTTTCGGACTTGAAGCCGAAGGCGAAATAGCCGGGCTTGTCGTTGGCAGACCGGACCAGAACGCCGTTGGTGTCCAGTTTGTTGCCAAAAATCATTTCCTGAATAGCCAGCGGAACGTCCGCCATCTTGGTCTTGAACGTCAGCTCCGGGTCGGGGTTGACGGTATCGAACTCCACGTCATCCGCGTACTGGATGTCCGGGTCGGCGTTTTCAGGGGTGATGGACGCTTCAATCGCGCCCGCCACCAGCTGAAGGGCGCCGTAGGCCACGCCGGTGCCGTCGTCCTGCGTCAGCGGCGCGATGACCACGTTCTTCATGCCGATGGTAGAAGCCACCTTCGGGGAAGCGGTGGGAGTTGCCATGATTCATGCCTCCTTACAGTTTGTCGATAGCGTCCCGCAGCCCGGAGCGGATGATCTCATAGGATTTGTCCGACTGGGCGTCGTAGGCGGGACGGATGTATGGGTGCGGCGGAGCGGGAGCCGGGCCGCCGTGACCGTACTCCACATAAGCGGGGTAGTAGTCCTCGTGGTTCCAGTCCTTCCGATGCACACCGATGGTGATGTACTTGCCGCGCTTGCGGCTGGATTTCACATTGCCGATTTTCAGCGCCCGGCGCAGGTCGCCCGACCGGGCGTGAATCTCCGTTCCGGCGTTCACGACCATCTGGTCGTGAATGGGCTTCGCGGCGTCTTCGAGGATGTGCGCCGCCGTGCCCGCGCCCGCGCCGTCCGCGTCGATTTTCTCCGCCATCGCGTGAATGTCGGCAATCAGTTCTTGGAACCCGTCGATGTTCATGGGCACAGCTACATCACCTCGTCGTAGCAGACCCACGTCCAGAACACCGTGTAGGTGCGGGTCGCGGTGTCGTAGGCGGGCTGATTGTAGCCGCGGTCGGTTTCCTCCACAAGGTAGAAGTCCGCGGCGTACATCGCCTGACGGATGGTATCCGCCATGTCCGTCGGGTCGGTGTTGCTCCACAGGTTCATGTAAACGAACGTGCGGCGGCAGCTGGCGGCGTCGTCCTCGTGGGCGTACTCCGACATGGTGGTGGAGTAAATGACGTACTGCTCCGGCGACGTCTGCGTTATGCTGTCCGACCGCCACACGCCCGCCATGACGGGAATGCCGATGGCCGCAAGGGCCTGCTGTACGCGCTTCACCCGGACACCCCCTCGCACAGGGACGCCTTCAGGCCGAGCCATGTGTGCTCGAACTGGTACTCGCCCAGCGTGGAGATAATCCACTTTTTGCCCCGAAATTTCACCCACATGCCCGGCGCGATGCCCTCCCGATAGCGGATGGTGAAGTTCACCACCATCTCGGTGTTCATCACGTCGGCGGCGCGGTAGTGCTGGTTGCCAGCGTCCGTCGCGGACGCCCAGACACGATAGAGCACCATGTCGTCCTCCACCGGGTAGCCGTTCTCGTTGACGCGGTTCTCTGTGTACCCAATCTCAATGAGGTGTTTCAGGTCTCCCGGATGCGGGTCGCCTTCAAAGGTTTTATAGCCTCGCAAAAGCCCACCTCCTTAGAACATCTTCGACACGTCGCGATGGGGATACAGCAGATTCTCAAACGCCATCCGATTGGCAAGCCAGACCTGCTTGTCGGTCACGTCGCGGTTCTGGAAGTAGTAGGACACCAGCAGGACAATCGCCTGACGCACCGGCTCCGGCGCGTTGTCCTCACCGAACTCCGTCCGGCAGAAGTCCTCCGCGGCGGCCTGCGCCTTCAAGATCAGCGATTCGATGAGCGCGTCCTCTTCGTCGTACTGGACTTTGAGCCACGCCTTCATCTCTTCGAGGGTGACGATTGCAGCCATGATGCGTCACCGCCTCAAGCACCGGCCGTGGAAACCGTGATGGGGACGGACGTGCCGTCCGCAAGGGTCAGCGTGCCGCCGGTGATTTTCCCGGAAGCATCCGCGGTTAGAGCCGCCGCCGTGACCTTGGTGGACGCGCCTGCGCCGGAGCCGTTCAGGCCTTCCACCGTCGCGCCCGTCTCCACCTTCAGCGCGCCGCCGATGACCAGCGTGTCGCCGCCGTCGGCGAAGTAGTTCTTGCAATTATGGTCATTCATCGCGTTTCACCTCCATATAGCGGGGAGACGGCCCGCGTTGAGCCGTCTCCCGTGGGGTATCAGGAGTTATTCATCGCCAGAACCTTCACGGCCTCCGACAGAATCAGCTTGCCGTCCACGCGCTCGGACGCGAGGAAGCCCACCTGACCCGTGGCCGCGTACAGCTCGTTCAGGCGCTTGAAGGAGCGGCCCTGACGGTCGGCAATCCAGTAGTAGGACAGGTCGCCGAAGAGCATCGCCTTCTTGCCCTTGGCCATCTGCGGCATGTACACCGAGG